GCGGCGATCCACGTCATTAACGGTGGCGGTGGTAAGATCCAGGGCGCTGTTTTCCACAACACTAACGGCACAACCCTAGCTCGCCAGCAGTTCTCGGACAGGAGCTCTATCACTCTAAATGCAACCAATCCGCTGGTTGGTGATTACTTTACCATTGTCGGTGATGGAACCAACTACTACGTGTTCGGTTGGTGCAACGCCGCGGTAACTCCCGGATAACACCTGCTAGGTAAGGTTTGTCAGAAGTTCTTTTGCATTTATTTCTGGAGGACTTAGCTATCTAGTTATTGAAAATAGCGGAACAATGGTTTTTAGCAGCACCTAATTTTCATTAAATTCTTCGATCAGGCACCTGAAAGGGTGCCTGATCTGTTTTGATAGATAGTTATCATCATATTGCAAGAGTGTGAAGATGTCAACGTTTAGCACCACATTGAATCCCACGCCATTTGGCATCTTCGATGCTGATTTAAATTTCCAGAACGAAGCTGACAAAATGGTTATTTTTGCCAAGAGAAAACTTGGCGATGATGTTCTGTCAGTTGAGCTAACCAAGAAGATGATCTGGGGAAATCTTGAAGAAGCAACGCTTGAATACGGCGCTGTGCTAAACCAGTATCAAGCAAAATCTCAAATGCTAACATACCTTGGATTTACTACGGGATCTGGTGACGAAGCATCAAATAAGATGCCTAGAGAAAGTCTTGAGTATCTTGCAAGATTTGCAGAGCCCTATGCTACTGAAGCAGGAATAGGTGGATCATATAACCACTACTCAGGATCAATTTCTTTGAATGCTGGGCAACAGGACTATGATCTCTATAAAGATCTAAAAGACGGTGCAGGTATTTCACTCTATAGTGGCAGCGATAATTCATCGCCGCGGTCAAAGCTTAGAATAATGGAAGTATTTCACTTTAGCCCGCAAGCAGCTTATCGATTCTTTGATACAACATCAGCAATCAACTATCTTAATAATGCATTTTCTTTTGAGTCTTTTACTCCAGAGACTATTTTTTATGTTTTGCCTGTCTTTGAAGACATTCTTCGTGCTGGAATGCTGGACATGTCAAATAGAGTTAGAAGATCAAATTATTCATACAAAGTAATTGGAACAAATCTTAGAATCTATCCAACACCTTCACTAAACCAAGTTCCAAATAAGCTTTGGGTAAGAGTTAGATACTATGCAAATCCTCTCCATCCAGCATATGAAGATGAGACAATAAATGGCGTCTCAAATATTTCTAATATTCCATTTGGAAATGTTGACTATTCAAAGGTCAATAGCATAGGAAGACAGTGGATAAGACAATATGCAGCCGCACTTTGCATGGAGCAGCTAGGTCTTATAAGAAACAAGTTTGGAACAATTCCAATCCCAGGCGGAACTGTTACACTAAACGGCGCTGATCTCATAGGAAAAGGCCGCGAAGACAAGACGCAACTAGTTACAAAGCTTAGAGAGATGCTCGATACAATGACATATGATAAGCTCATTGAGACAGCAGCTTTAAGGGCAGAAAACATAACAAAGCAATTACTAAAAATTCCTATTCCAAATGGCAAAGCAATCTTTATGGGGTAAATAAATGGCACGTCTTTTTGTCTCACCACGTGAGATTAATTTTATCAATGATATTGCAAAAGAGCTCATTAAAGATGTGATAGGTCAAAAAATCTATTACTTTGCAATCAATGAAATCAAATCAAAAGTACATGACGTTTATGAAGAATCACCAGAAAAGATTTTTGAAACGCCTATTGAGCTAGAGTGCTTAGTTAAGTACGCACCACAAGAAATTACGACTAACAAATTCGGATCAGAAGAATACTATTCAATTGAATGCTATGTTCAAGTTAGAGATCTTATTGATAAGCAAATACAGCTAGTTGAAGGAGATTTCTTCTCGTATGGTGAAACATTTTTTGAAATAGTTAAAGCACCTAGCTCAGAAACAATATTTGGTCAAATTGAAAACAAGAGCTTCATTACAATAACAGGAAAGCAGTCAAGAAAAGGCCAGTTCCTATCAAAAATATTTGGACCAACTTCAGAAGTGTACAGCGATCCGGATGCCGTGCAGACAACATATGTACAGCAAAGAGGTTTCGAAGAGAACAAGCTTGGAAAGACAGGCGATGTCAGGGCATTGCAAAAAAATGGAGTTCTCGAGCCGCCAATTACTGGTCCGGCCGAAGTTTCTTCTGCAGGTGATCCCGATAATGTCGGCTCAGCCTTCTATGATGAGACATAAAAATGGCTGAGAAAGAACAACTTAAAAAGGGATATGAAGGGTTTAATGTTCCTGAAAATTTTTCATTTCCGTCATGCGGAATTGAAGACGTTGATCGTGCCCTGTTTGAGCTTTTTGATAAAAGGCTGTCATTTGAGGTAAAAGTCAATGAACAAACAACCAAAGTCCCAGTTGTTTTTGCCTCCGGTGAAAGATTTGCGCTAACGCGTCGTCAAAAACCAATAAGAGACAAGAATAATGCATTAATTCTTCCACTAATTGCAATCAAAAGATCAAGCATCGGATACAAGACAGAATCTGAAGCCGGCGGCGTTGCAATTTCATTTAGACAAAATGCAGACTACACTATTAGAAAAAGACTAGATTCTTCTGACAGAGATTATCAAAATATTATTAATAAACTATCCATTAAGAATCAGGATAACGTTACATCGAGAGCTCATTTTTTAAACAATGACGTCTCTCCTGGGTCCGGCACAATACCTGAAACTAAAACATCAAGAAGAAACGGCTCTGGTATTTCTTTTGGTGGTGGAAAACTAAATTTTGCACTCAATAATGAAATTGGAAACAATATTATTGAATGCATAACAATACCATACCCAATTTTCATCCAGCTAAATTATGAAATTACATTTTGGACACAATACATGCTCCAGATGAACCAGCTTCTTGAAACAATGCTTGCAAAGACAGACGGGCAAGGTAGAGAATTTCAGATTACGTCTAATAAGGGTTTTAATTTTACCGCATTTTTAATGGGTACACTTACATCCGGCGACAACTTTGAAAACTTTTCTGGAGCAGAAAGAGTAATTAAATACAGTTTTTCCATTCGTGTTCCTTCCTACATTCTGGCACCCAGGCACCCAGGCATCAGCACGCCTTACAGGGTGTTTCATACAGCACCTGATATTGTATTTGATGAATACGAAATTAAGAAACAAGTTTCAAATCCATTACCGCTCATAGATGCTGATGCAAAAATTAATGCTTTTATTCTTACTGATGTTGCTTCTTTGACAGAAGACGGCGTATTATCTGCTGAAAGATCACAAAACAATCTTAAAACTGTTGTGGACAACGATGGAATAAAAAAATATGAAAATCTTCTAGATAGACCGCCAAGAAAAGGAGAGAAGATATCCTCAGAAAGAATCCTTACAAAGCTAGAAGAGACAAAGGATTAGGAATTTCACTAGTAGCCTAGATATGTATTTATTAAGAAATCACCTGGAGAGAAAATGGCAGAAGTGACCTATCGGTCCCCCGGATTTTTTGAATCTGAAATAGATCTAAGTGGACCTACACCGGGCACTATTGGTACACCAGCCGGACTCATTGGAACGTCGCCAATGGGACCAGCGTTTGTTCCGACAACTGTGACATCGCTAAGCGAATTTGTTAATATTTTCGGAGATGCCGGAAATGATAGATCTTCTGCATATTATGCAGCGCAAGAATACTTCAAGAGCGGTAATGCACTAACATTTGTTAGAGTACTCGGCGCTGGTGGCAATTCAAATGCTGGTGACATTCTAAATACACAAAATAGAGGAACTACTGCAGGCGCCGGATTTGTAATCTCAGGATCAGCAAGCGCAACAGATGACAAGCGCGGAAAAGGAACAGTTCAATTTATTGCTGCAAAGCACACTATTCAAACAGGCGACATTGAAGCTGCATTTCCGCTCCTTACGAAAAATAGCTCATTCTTAACAAGTGACGCAAATCTCATTAGAGGAACACTGCTTCTTGCATCTGGAACTCGCATGCAGATCCTAGATTATTCGCAGAACTATAGTCCTGCAAATGCAATTGATGATCTTGCTTCGCCAAGTGCTACTGGATATTTTAAGCTTGTAATATCGAGTTCATCGCCTGGGTTTGGAACTGCAGACGGACAAACCGGACTAAAGATTTATACAGCATCTCTAGACCCAGATGATAGCAATTATATTTCAAAAATATTGAATACATCTCAAGATCTGTTTCAAGCAAATGAGCATCTTCTCTATGCACACTACCCAGTTGATTCATCAATTGCAGTACTTGATACATCAACAAGTACACTTGCGCTGGTTAGCGGATCATCAAGTACATCTACAACATCTGGTAATTCTTCATTGCCATTTGTAACCATGTTTGGAAAGTTTGATGCCAGATTTCAGCCTGCAAAAACAACTCCATTCATCAGCCAGCCTTTTGTCAACAAAGAATATGAATTATTTAATTTTGAAACAATTGGTAGCGGAATTGATACGAGCCAAAAATACAAGATCTCAATTTCAAATCTTAAGAAATCAGATGATCCAGCAAATCCTTACGGTACATTCAATGTTGTAGTTAGAGATTTTTATGATACAGACTATAATATCAAGATTCTTGAGCAGTTTTCGCTTTGTGATCTTAATCCAACCAGTGACAGATACGTTGCAAAAGTAATAGGTGACAAGAAGGTCTATTTTAATTTTGACGCGGCATCAGCAAGCGAAAGACGATTTATTTCATCCGGAAAGTTTCCAAATAATTCTAAGTTTATTAGAATTGTTATGAATGATCTTGTAGACACTGGAAACGTTCCAGCAGCTGCTTTGCCATTTGGATTTGCAGGTCTTCCTGTGCTGAAGACAAATGATACGCTAACTGATGGTAGCTACGCAAGTGCAAGACGATTGACACATGCGCCTACAGATTCAGCACTCGTCGGTGCAATTATTCCACCGGTTCCGATGCGATTTAAGATAACCGCAGGTGACACTGCGACTTCACCGTCTTTTGCTGGACAGGCTGGATATACCGAACGTGTCGACGGTCGTCTCTATTGGGGTATCAAAACAGAAAGAATTACAAGCGTTCTCGATCCAAATAGCAGTGGCTATAGAAACATATACATTGATAATATTGTTAAGTTTTCTGGCATACAGAAGCTTGATACACTGGTTACAGGATCTGGCGCAAATACGTTTTGTAACAACAAGTTTTCGCTTGCAAATGTTGCATTCTACAATACAGCAATTGCAGATATTACTGGAACTGTAGATCAACACATGATCAATGTATTTTACGGAAGAAACAAGACATCTAATGCACCCAATTATACAATTACCTTTGCAGGTGAGTCACCTCGTGTAACGTTTGCAAGTCTTTGTGCATTGACATCTTCATACCAGTTTAATAGATTTAGTGAATTTACAAAATTTACAAATGTCATGTATGGCGGCTGGGATGGAACCAATATTCTTGACACGGATATGTCAATTCTTAATGATAGAGGGTCTTCACAAGAGTCTGGAGGAAAAGCAATTGCTTCTCCAGATATCGGACTTAGTGTTAGCAGCACATCAAATATTTTTGGTGCAGGCTCCACGAATTCAATCATAAATTCTTATAGAGGCGCTATTGATATTGTTACAGACACTCTTGTCTCCAGAGTTAATACGATTACGATTCCTGGAATTAGAGATCCTAATATTACAGACTACGCGCTTCTTAAGGTAAAGAATTTTTCAAGGGCATTCTATGTCATGGACATTCCAGCCTATGACGACGCTGGAAACTCCTTTTCA